TCTTAATCCAAATTCTAATCCTTTTTTTGCGTTAGACCATTTATCTTCTATCCACCATAAATTCGTTCCATGAAATTCAGACAAGGCCGCATCTTTGTGAGCCCCTGTGTCTAATATAATAAAATTTTCAAACACAGTACCGCCAAATAATTCTTTCAGTCTTTTTTTCCTTAATTCTTGTGCAGGTATATCGGTAGTTTGTGATGTTATTGGTATAAATGTCCAACCTTCGGCGTGCAATAGTTTTACCCAAGTTTGTGAATCGGGCATGGGCTCTTGTATTGACATCCATGCAGATTTATTAAATTCTTCAATGAGTGATTCCTTTAGTTCTTTTTTTATTCCATATCTTTCAATCATGGAATACTTTTTTTCAGCACCTTTTCTTAGTGTGAATCCCCTGGACATCATCCATTGTCTAAAATGTTTTTCCCATTCGAGAAGAACACCGTCAACGTCGGTTAATATAATTTTATTTGATTGATGCATCTTCCATACCAGCGACTCTAAGTTTGACAATGTTAGTAAGTTGCCATTGTTTTTGGTCTAGACCTTTAACTAAACCCAGCCACTTGTTTCTGATTAATGCAAATTCATTTACAATTTTTTCCATGTCGACCACATCTGCTTCTCCGTCAACATACTTTTCTACGTCTCTAGATGATAATGCTCTTTGATAGTTTTCTAAGAATTTTTTAAATACAGTTGATCGTAATCTTCTTTTTTCGATATTAAGATATTCTAGAATAGCCTCGATTTCCTGCAATTGATTAAATCGGTGTTCAACTTGTCCCGGCATTGCGGCACTATTTTTTTCAAGATTGCCCCATATACCTATTTCTTTTTTTGCTAAAGTTAATTCATTATTAAAGTACAATATGCATTCGGGTATTTTACTGATATCTTGACTTATTTTTGAATACCAACTCATTCTTCCTCAAAATAGTTGTCTTCTTCGATTTCTTCATCAAGCACAGTTTCTATTGCTTGTTGTAATTTTTCATCATACTCACCTGCGGCTTTAATGACTTTAGAATCTATATCCATATCAACTAATGTTTTAACATAATCGATAGCACAATCTAATTTAACTCTTTCAGGCAAGTAATTACTAATTGCTATCCAGATTTCTTCAATCTGATTTGCTGTCATCTGATTTTCCATCTTTTTTTAGACCCTTTTCAGTTTCGGTTTCGGTTTCTTTATCTATTATGTTATGAAAATCTTTCATAACTATATCTAATTTATCACCAGTCCAGTTTTTTCTAAACTCTATGATTTCCTTACCGTTAGAGTCTACGTATTTTAAACGATTTCCTGTTTGTTTCAATAAACCTTTTTTCTCAAATAGATCTACTAAACCAGAATATGGATCCATTCCTGTGTCGTATGGAATTTTGACTTGTACAGATTCAAATGGTTTGGCATATCTTGTTTTCATAACTTTACAGGCCGCTCTTATACCTCTAACATCAGACACCTTATTGCCCGACTCGTCTTCTTTGAGTTTTAATTTCTTCATTGCAACAACAATACTTGATGCATAGATAAAGCCTTGTCCGCCTGATATCTTATCATCTGGATCGAACATATCTTGTGATGCATATGTGTGATTGGTTGCCATCAGTCCTACATTCCAACTTCCGAACATATTAACTGTATTTCTAACAAGTGCTGTGAGGGCCTTGGGTTTTCTACCAAGATCACCTTTCATTTCACCTGCTTCGAACTGATTTACATCTGTTGGTGTTAATAACATACCTAAAGAATCAATTACAAATAAAATCTTAGGTGCATTTTCTTTATTGTCTGCGTGTTCTTCTCTATATCCCTTCATGAACTCTGATATAGTTTTAGCCACATCGTCGATCATAGATAAAGATAATTTTAATAATTTTTCTTCGGAAGTATCTACACCGAGTGCTTTAAGCCATGCCTCATCTAATGCATTCTCCGAATCAATCAGTATAACAAAGATACCTTGTTCCTGAGCATTTTTAATAATGTTTCCAGATGCAATATAAGATTTACCTGCTCCGGATTCACCTGCCAATACTGACACTTTTCCTAACGGTATACCTTTATTGAAGTCTCCGGATATAAGATAATTTAATGCAAAATTACCTGTTGAGATCCAATCTGTTGGATCACTAAATCCTAGACCCAGTCCCTGAATTGATTTTGTTATACTTTTTCTAAATTTTGTTATATCAAATGGTTTTGTCATGTGTGTCCTATAATATTATCCAAACAATGATAGCAACTATAACAATCCATGCAGGAATTTGTTGATATAGTAACCAATCAACTGCTTTTTTAATTTTTCTTTTTATATCCATAGTATTATATTACTACCGATTGGCTCCAGTGTCAATACGATAACCGAACTGAAGCCAATGGTAATTTATGTTTACTTTGCTTGTCTTGATCTAATAAGTTTTAGAATGTCTTCAGCTCGTTTGGCACTATCACCATTTGATGGTGTTGTAGATACACTCGGTGTTGTAGATTCTTCACTTATTGGTTTTTCAACCGGTTCAACAGTACTAGTAACATTTTCTGTTACTGTTTTAGTTTCTGTTACTGGACTAGACCCATTTGATGTAGCCGTATATGCCACGCCTGCAGGTCTATAATATTGTCCGTATTTTTCCAGATCATAAGCCTCACCTTCTACAGATTTTTCAAATAATTCTTTAATTATTTTTACTTCTGCTTCGGTTGGCTCTTTTGGTCTAAAGTCATTAAGATTATGCAACCCGAAATTTTCAATTGCAGATCTTTCTGCTTCATCGAGTGCTCTTTCTTTTCTTGACCATTTAGAAGTAGAGTAATCAGCGTAACCACCTTTAGAAGTTTTAGTTATTCTAAAGTCCACTCCTCTCACAGAATCAGTTGGTAATTCTTCCATTTCTGGATCCATCAATGCTGATTTTATGATATTAAAGATTTGTGGTCCAATTATAAATCTTCTAATTGGATTTTCTGGTGTTGAATCTTCGGACAATGGGTTTTGTACTACAAAACCTTGGAAGATATAACTTTTCTTCTTCCAGTATTTTCTACCCATGTCTTCCATGGATTTGTCTTTGAACCATGGTCTAACTTCGGTTAGTACCGGACAAGTTTTACCGTACATTTCCATACACGGAACTTGTACTTGTACAGGTCTAGAATCTGCCTGTCCTTTGATACCCGCGAAAGGCAATTTGATCATTGCTCTCTCACTCCAAAAGAAAGTGTTGTTTGGATCTTTATCTGGTAAAAATCTTACTACCGATTCTTGTCCTTCTTGTATGTTCCAGTGTGGGTAAATGGCGTTGTCTCCGCCAGTTGATGTTGAAGAACGATTAACTTCTTGAGATTTTAGTTTCGCTCTTATTTCTGCTAGTGTTGCCATAATATAAGCCTCCTTTGTTGTTTGCCTATGTTTGTTTTTATATTGCCTAAATGTATATTAGACTTAACGTATAATATACGCAGTTATTTATGAAAAGTCAAGAAAATTATTTAGAAATTATTTGGTAAATTAAAAAAATTTAGATACCGGCTAATTTTTTAATACTATCAAGTTCTGTGGATTCTTTTTTGGCATCAGAGGCCGCTTTCTTCATGGGCTCTGTTTTGTTACCATCTTTGTCCAGATCTAAGAAATCTGGTTTTGCTTCTGCTAATTCTTCTTCGTTAAAAAATTCTTCTAGTTTTAATCCTGCCAATTCAACAGCATCTTTTAACGTGTACTCTTTGTCGCCTACTTTAAACTTATCTCCTGCTTTCATGCCCGCCGCTTTGGCTTTTTGAACTGCTAGAGCAAATTCGTTGCCTTCCGTAGTGTTGACATCATCTGCCATGGACATCGCTCTTTCATCGTAGTCTTGTCTTACCCAGTTGATATAAGCACTAGATGATTCTAAGTCTGCCATTTGATCATCAGTTAAATCTGTGCCATCAATAAATTTAGCAGAATTGATCGGAGCAATAACATCACTGTAATCTTGCATGTCGTATTCAATGCTTTCTGAATCAACTTCTTTGCCGTCTATGATCATTGGTTCGTCATTTTCGTTTACTGCTTCTTCGGCTCTGCCTGCTAATTTATTAAAGTTGCTACTTAAATATTTTCTTGCGGAATCGTAGTCAGCACTTTTAAAAGCAGATTCGCCGTCCTTGTCTAGAACGTCATAAACCATTTTTCCGTCATCTCCCGAGTACATACTGACATATGGTTTTTGTTCTGTTATATTATCTGCCCATGATTCAAACTGTGCTTCAATGTTTTCTTTTGCTTTACCTTGTCTATCTTTTTTTGGATTGCCAAATTCGGCTGGTTCCATTCTGACTTGATTTTGATATTCTGGATCACCTTGCATTTTTTTGTAATCGTCAACATATCTTTTTGCCAATTGGAATGCAATTGTTTTATTTCTTATATAGTCTTTTGATGGTTTAAAAAATGGTTCACCTTCCTGAGAA